GTGGCATCTCTGCTATGACCAACTACATTGTTGAACTTTTCCAAGCTACTATCAACTTTATCGCTCCTCGTCTCGGACCTTTCTCCTTTGAATCTCCCTTTGTTCCTCCATTCACCAAACTCGCTCAACCTTGGATGGAGGGTGTCGACGCTCTTCTCACTGTCCGCCCTTCTGAAGACAACTACAACGCTCAACATGTTAACCGTCTCTTCGTTGCCTATGAACATGGACTCCGCCTTCAAATCGAAATGCAAAAGCTCCGCGCTCCCAACTCTCTCATGACTCTCATCACTACTCGTCTTGCCGCTCTTCGTTCTCTCACTTCTGGCCTTTCTCATTTGGCTTATCTTTGTGGACCTCGTACCGAACCCCTCTTTGTTTATCTTTGGGGGGCCTCCGGTGTTGGTAAGTCTGGGGCAACCCAGATGGTCCTCATTGATATAGCCAAAGCTGACCCTGAAATTGATCCTTCCAAGTGGGCTGCAAATGCCTACATGCGTTTTCCTGAACAAGAATATCACGATGGCGCGACGAACGACTCTGTCTTTGAAGTCTATGATGACTTTGGACAGATTCGTGATTCGCGCTCAACTCCTGACCCTTCTCTTCTTGAAGTCATTCGTCTTGGTAATCTCCTTCCTTTCGCTCGACACATGGCTGACGTGGTTGACAAGGGCAAAATCTTTGCCCGACCTCGACTCGTTCTTCTCACTTCTAACATTGAACGTCCTGACATCCAATCTCTCGTCTGTCCTGAAGCTTTCGACCGCCGCATCAATCTCAAATTTGAAGTTAAATCCGACCCTGCCGTCGTCAGAATCCCTGATGGCGTCGGTGGAACCCGACCTTGCACTCTCACTCAGTATAAAGAATATCGACTTTCTCAAGACCCTACCTGTGACCCTCTTGACCCTACTGTCTACCGCTTCGTGGGTATTGTTGACGGTAATCCCGTCGACTTCACCTACAAGCAGTTCATTTCTTATCTTGTTGCTCGCTACAAGACTAATCTCTCCCGGACTACTGACATGAAAAAGTTCTACGATTCCTATGCTTCTCGCCCTCTCGATCTTGACCCGGCTTTTCTCGCTGAATCTCCGTTTCACCATCCTGACTTGAATCTCATCACTTTTCCTGCTGTTCTTGATGCTGCTCGCGCTGCAAACGCGAACATCCCTGTTATCACTACTTCTTACAATCTTCTCATGAGAATCTCCGAAAACTCCATCTCTGCTTCTCCTTCTGAACTCCAAGCTCATGTTGACGTAATCTTGCCTTTCTGGCCCGAAGAAATCGACGGCCGGAAAATTCCTGTACTCTATAGTCCTGCTTTCGCTGCCAACTATGCTACCTGCAAGTACCCCAACCCTCTTTGGCCTCGCGGCGAACTTCAATGCCGCCAGGCTGCTCACAAGATCTACAAGATGATCCGCTCTGGAACTCTTCCCAAACACCCTCTTCTTGAACCTTTCGAAGCTATCTACCGTGAAAACGTTCTTTCTCTCTCCCGCCAAGCTTTCTGGAAGAAGATTGTCACTCGTGTCTACAACACCAACTCTCTCTTCACTCTCCATCTTCTTGAAGAATTTGCGAAGAACATCACCTATGAACATGTCTTCCTCATTGAGGGCGTCACTGGGGCAACCCCTGACGTTCTCATCACTCTTCCCCCTCCTACTGACTTTGACGAATTTTTCCTTTCTGCTCAATCTCTTCACTCTCACCACTGTTCCTCTCTCGAAGCTAAACTCCGTAACGAATCATCCATCCCTCGACCTCTCATCGCTCGCCTTGGTAACATTTGGCGTGCTGTTTCTGGATCTGAATTTTCCCGACTTGCTGAGACTAAGGAGTGGTTTTCCACTCTCAACCCTCAGCAACAAGCTGAATTTTTCCGCGTTCTTACTGTCCGTCACCTTGATATCAACATTCCTGCTGACTGTGTTACTGAATCTCAAATTCCTTCCTACCAGACTTATCTTGACGCTCTGACGAAGTCCGGATGGGGTCTTTTCAATTCCCTCTGGGTTTCCCACCCTGTTCTCGCTATGATCTGTGGTTTTGCTCTCACTTGTGTTTCTTCGTTTGCTGTTTCTATTGTTATTTCTCAAGTTGTTGGTTTTATTTTTGACTCTCTCATTCCTGACATCAAATCCTACTTTGTGGGAGAGTCTTTCTCCCCCAAAGGCCCTCGATCTTCCGCCCATGCTGCGGAGAGCTTCTCACCTCGAGGCGCGCGTGCTTCTTCGCACCGTGCTGAGAGCTTTGCTCCCCGTGGACCTCGACTCTATCGTGCTTCTCATGCTGCTGAATCTCCTGTTTCCTCTAAAAGTCCCTTCGTCGCTAACGGTTCTGTTGACGAAAATGCCTCGAATCTCATCTCTCATCGCATAATCGCTAACATTCGTTCTCTTTCGATTGCTTCTGCTACCGGAAACATCCTCCCTCTCAACGGTGTCATTTTGCGTGGCCGTACTTTTCTTACTTACGGTCACAACATTGACACTTTTTGCTCTAATCTCACTTCCTCCTCCACCTGTGTTCTTTCCGACGCTTCTGGATCTGATATGTGCCGCTTTCCTGCCTCTGAACTCTCCTTCTACAAGTCCACTTCCCTCGATGGACAGCCTGAGGATTTGTGCCTTATCACACTTCCTCGGACTGTTCCTTGCGGGAAGGATCTTGTCCCTAGCTTTGTCCCTGCTTCTCTTCTTTCCAAGGTGCAATCCGGTGAGGTTGTTACCGTAACCCCCTGTTACCGAAAATTTTCTGGATCTCACATTGCTTATCGAATCTCAACTGCTGACATTATCAATCGTGCTTCTTATATCTATGATGGAAAACCTGTTACTCTTGCTTCTATGATCGAATCTCGCGCAGAAACCTCTCGAGGTGACTGCGGTTCAATTGTTGTTTCTCTGAATCCCTCTCTTGCTCAAAAGATCTGTGGGCTTCACGTTGCCGGTAACGGCTACGGACGAGCTCGTGCTACTCCTCTGACTCGCGAGAAAATCGAACGACTTCTTTCCGATATCCCGTTCGAGGCTCAAAGCTTTTCACACCCTGACCCTCATGATGACACTCTTGATCTGCTTTCCCAACCTGTTAATGATCTGCCTCTTCCTGGAAATTTCTCTCTTGACTCTGAACTCACTCACCCCGTCTCCGTTGGAACCTCTTCTTGCTTGTATCCCTCTCCGATTTCTGGTGTTCTTGCTCCTTCTACTGTCAAACCTGCTTATCTTCGTCCAGTCACCCGTCTTGGCGAATTGGTCGATCCCATGACCAAGTCTCTCGCTAAGGCAGGTGACTGTCTTCCCCATCTTGACCCCGCGGATCTCGTTGAGGCCAGTTCTGACGTCCTTCGTACGATTCAGAACTGCTCTCAACGGGAACCGCGCCTTCTTTCTGTGGAAGAGGCCATCCATGGGGTACCCAATGATCCCTACATTGGTTCCCTCAAGGTCGGCTCCTCCCCCGGATTCCCTTATTCCCTTTCCAGAGAGAAGGGTAAACGCGGTAAGTCAACATGGATTCACCATGAAGACGAGACCGCCGATGCCTATATCTCTGAAGACCTTCTTCGAGACGTTGAGCAAATTCTTTCGGACGCCTCGGTTGGTGTGCGCTCACGCGTGTACTGGCTGGACTTTCCGAAGGACGAAACTCGACCGATTGAGAAGGTGGAACAACTCAAGACCCGCTCTGTCAACTGCTCCCCTCTTCCTTTTACCGTTGCCTGCCGCGTTGCTTTTGGCCAATTTTGTGCCGCCCAGATGGATGGTAGAGGCATTAATGGTTCTGCCATTGGTGTTAACCCCTACTCTGACGACTGGGACGTCATGGCTCGACACTTGCTTCGAGTCGGTGACAATTGCATCGCGGGAGATTACGGTAACTGGGATGGTGGTATTTCGAGCGACCTTCTCTGGGCCGCTTTCGATATCATCGATGGATGGTACGGTGACGACGGGAATTCCCTTCTGCGTCGTACCATCTTTGAGGACATTGCCTCTTCCACTCACGTTTTCAGGCGATTCATTTACACCTGGCAGCACTCCATGCCGTCGGGAACGTACTTGACCGCCTGTGTTAACACCCTCATCAACAATCTCATTGTCAGGTTGGCGTGGCTTAGTGCTTTTCGAGGCACTGGTCACGACAACATGACTTCTTTTTCCAACAACTGCAGGACTGTTGCTCTTGGAGACGACCATGTCGTTTCTGTGAGCAGTAGTCATGCTTCTTCCTTCAACCAGACTCATCTTCAACTCTTTGCCGAATCTCTTGGAATGACTTACACTGACGAAGCTAAAACCGACCGCCGCGACATCACTACCCGCCCGATCTCTTCTGTAACCTTCCTCAAACGTTCTTTTCTTCTCGACTCTGATTCTTGCCGATATATTGCTCCGATTGATCTGACCTCTGTTCATGAGATGTTGAACTGGTTGCGACGTGGTCTTCCTACCGAAGTCGCGCTCCAGCTCAACATCGAATGTGCTTTCAGGGAGCTAAGTCTTTATGACGAGGCTCTCTACAACTCTTCTCTTCGCTCTGTCTCTCGTGCCATGAGAGGAGTCGGTTTCCGAATGCCGGCGGTGCCTTCTTGGCGCTTCCAGCGTTCACGTGTCCTCTTTGGGGATACGTGGCTCTTCTCAGACATGATCACTGATCTGATTTGAATCTCTGCCGTTTGCTGATGGCTTTAAACTCAGCACCTTCACATATGAGAATAGGAATCTCAAATAATTGACGTATGTTTGTTTTATTATCCCGAATCTCATTTTATAGTGCATATCTTTTTAGGTATATTGATAAGTGTGTGGCACTTGTGTGTTTGTATTTTAAATGTAGGCTACTTATCCGTCATGTTGTTTTCTCTAGACTAGCCCTTCTTTGAAGACTAAATTAATTGTGGCTCCGAACTTTCTTGAATCTATTACTTCTGGTATTTCTGATCTTGCTATTTCAACTTTGCCCACTGTCGGCGGCGCTATTGGAGAGACTGTTCTCCCTGGTGTTGGCGCGGAAATTGGCACCGTTCTCGGAACGGCTGCTGCTTCTGCGCTTTCACCAGATGAGAGCACTTCCTCTGGTGCCGAAGGCATGTTGGGCGCTCCAACTCTTCCACCCGTGGCTCGAACCATTCTTTCGTTTGAGGGGGAACAGACCACACAGACCGCCGTAGCTGACGTGTCTGCTGTTTCTCAGCAAACGGAGTCTATCGAATCACTCCGTCATTTTTTCAAGCGACCTCAATATCTTGATTCTATGCCTCTTTCCTACAATTCTGCCTGGATTCTCCCTTCCGAATATTTCACTCGTAATATTGTTCAACAGAAACTCAAGGGTTACTCGGGGGCGCGTTTTACTATGTGTCTCAGGGTGACCTCCAATTCCCAACCTTTGTGTAATGGAGCTTACGTCGTCGCTTTTTACCCCGGCGATATTGCAACAATCCTCCAGGGGAATGGTGAGTACGCCAACGCTGCCTCATCAGCGGCGCAGGGCGATGTCTTCACTCTTCTGCAGGATTTCCATGCACCTCACGTTGTTCACGACATTTCTCAGACTACCTCTACTGAACTTCGCATTCCTTTCTTCTATCCCTATCGCTTTATGGATACTGGAACTCTTCTTGGCCTGCCGTCGTCGGATTTTTCCTCCGCTAACATGCTCGGTCGTTTTGATATTCGAAACATCGGGAAGGTTATCGGTGCCGACAACCAGGTGGTCGAAGGCGATCTTGCGGTGTGGATGTGGCTTGAGGATCTTGAGCTATTCTACCCAACGGATTTCGACTCCATTCACGCCCGCAACGTGAAGGGAGTCGAATCTCATCGATACCAGACACGAGACACCTTTTTTGCACAAGGACCTGAACATCACTCTCATGAGCAACGTTCGCAGATCGTGATCAGGCGAGACGATATCGATGACGTCGCACATCCTCCCGGAAATGCCAAGCCGATGGCCATTACATCGTCCTTGGTTTCCGTACACGGGAATGCTTCTGATTCAATCTTGGATTATTTCAAGATACCGTCTTATCTTGGTCACTTGACGCTTTCAGGCTCAGGTGATAAAGGTCGTATTTGGGTTCGCCCTTATACAACTTGTGGTCTCGCTAAGGTTATCCCTGAGGTGACACCAACTTTGACCGTTTACCCTCCAACTAAACTCTCTGTTGCTACTGATCTATTTCAATTTTGGAAAGGTTCTATCAACTATCGCTTTAATTTCATTGCTTCTAAATTTCACTCTGGCCGTATACAGTTTGGTTTTGTTCCCCATGCCGCTCTCGCCACAACTCCTGGTGACTCCGAAATCTGGTCCAATATCAATTCTACTATTCTTGACCTTCGTGAACAGCATTCTGTTGAAATCAATTGTCCTTATCGTTTAGCTTTCAATCACGCTTACTCTGTAGACTGCTCAGGTACGTTGATCTGGAGGGTTCTATCACCCATTGTAGCTCCGGAGGGCGCGTCTGCAAAGATCGCGTGCTTCGTGGAAACATGGGCTGGTGACGACTTTTCCGTTGCCCGATACAACCCTTCAAAGGGCGCAGTTTCCTGGGGTGGTTTTGCCACTCTTGGGAAGTTTGTTGCCCGCGAGGATTTGGATGACAGGATGAGTTATTGCGAGGTTCAGGAACCTGAGGCGTTTTACGCTCAAGGTCCTGGACTAGGCGAATCTGCACAAGAGTCGGTTCTTGACACTGTTAATGACGGTGTTCCGACTTGGTCGCGCATTCTTGCCTCTATAACTCCCTTGCCAACCACTTTCACTCAGGGTGTGCAGAAGATGTTTGTAGGAGGGGATAATGACTATCTTGTTTCAGGATGGACTGTTCCCCGAATCGGGCAATCTGTATACGAACCTGCGCTTCAACCGGAGTTGAGTGTTTTGGAGAAGGTGCGTTCATATTTTTACGGCATTCATTCGGATGCTTACGTGAACGGACTTCCTTCTGGCTTCGGGGTCAAGTATGGGCAGAATCCCAGCGCGCGAATGGTAACGTTCCCGTATACTGGAAATACCCAATACTATGGTCCCGGCTCGATTTCGGAGCTTGACGGTGGCGGTTCTAATCACGTGACCCCATTTGGAAGCGTGTATGGAGCTGTTGGCTGTCTGCCGAACGCACGGGTTTTTCACCCTTGGTGTGTACCTCTGATCGACCACATGAGTGATCCTCGAACAACGGCCTACCGTGCCGGGCGCCTGCTCGAAACGGGACCGATGAAGGGGAAGTCTCAGCGGTGATCGTGATTGATTTTCTTTTGTCCTCTATTTATTTTGTATATATGTTTGTATGTATGTTTTATATTAGTGTAGTTTTATATTTTGTACTTGTATTTTATTTATTTATTGTATGATGGTATATGTATTTATATAGATCTGAACTGACCTGACAAGTCAGGCTTCCCAGGAATTGCCATCACCTGGGAGGCGTAGTGTCCCTCTTCTTGACTTGTATCAAGTACCAACTAGCGTTAAATCGCAAGGCGTGGTTGCCGTTGGGAATTCATTTATGCGCGTTGTGAAGAGGACCGGACCGTTGACCAACATCATTCAACGGC